CACCTGCACATACGTGCCCGTGTAGTTCTTCCACTTCGGGTACGTCGCCGTGGCCAGCCCGCCCGCGCCGCTGGTAAATCCGCTGGGGTCGCCCCCATTGAAGCCCAGCGTGGCGTTCTTCTGGATCCAGAAGGGGATGCCGGCCGGTGGCCGGGGATCCTGCGTGCTGGAAGTCGGCGCCGACCACATGGCGGTTTCCATCAGCGCGAAGAAGTCGTTGTAGAGCCCCTGCTCCAGCAGCAGCATCTCGCGGATGATGGTTTCCGGTCCCGACTGGAACGCCTCCTCGTCGATATCGTAGATATAGTTGACCGTCTGCTTCGACCACTCCTGCGTGGCGTTCTGCATGACGTTGATGCGGTTGGTATCGTCCACCGCATACAGGCCGCTATGCTTGGCCGTGCCCTGGTTGTCCACGCGCAGCTTCCATTCCAGGCGCGGACCGCCGCGCTCGGGTTTCTGCTTGCTCTTGAACCAGCGGCTGGCAAAGTGGTATTGCTGCAGCGGCAGGGAGATATCGACCCACTCGTTCTTCTGGTAACGATTGAGGGTCAATTCAATGAAGTCGTCAATCTGTTCGTGGTACAGTGCCATCGCACCTTACTCCCGTATTACATATCGCCGTTATCCCGCAGATAGGAATAAAAAGCCTGCCGCAGCACGGGATCCTTGGTGGGTTCGCCGGTCCACGGGGCCTGCTCATTCAGACCTGTCCGCTTCCCGCTATGACCCAGCTTTTTCTGTCCCTGCTGCTTGAGCTGCTGACTCCATTGCTGCCGGTGTTTGGCGGTGAGTTGATCTGCAAATTCCAGTTGTAATGCCCGCCGCAGGAGATTCGGCGTCCAGGCTACTTCCTGCCCCAGACCCCGCGCACCGTTGCGCAGCACCTGCGCGGCGGTGAGCAGTTTGTCCCGGTTCTCCAGCTGCGCTTTAGTGCGCGTGCCATCCGTCTTACCGAACAGGTCGTCCTGACCCAGGGTGTCCACCAGCGCCTGCAACTGCTGCTGCTGACTTTCGGCGGCCTGCTGCCGAGACTCCGCCAGCTGCGATTCCAACTCCGCCACCCGCGCCTCAAAGCGGCGGGTCAGCGTGTCAGACAGCTTGGCGAACTCCTGCACCAAGTCCTCGTTGTAGTCGTCGGTTGACAGCGACGGCTCATAGCCTGTCGTCTCGGACTTGGCGAAGCGGCCATCCGGGCCGCGCGGCGGTTCGGTGGCGGCTTCCGCGACCGGCGGCGGCGTCTCCGCAGCCGGTTTCTCGGCGTCCCGCGCACTGCGATACAGATACTGATCGAAGAGCTGGGCATGTCGCTCCAGTTCTTCGGGTCCGCTGAGCTGGCGCAGTTCCTCGGCACCCAGCCCCAGCGTGGTGGCCAGTTCCCGGTGTTCGTCCGAGAGCTGTTCCACCCAGTCTTCGCCGGACTCCCCGGCGGCATCGGCGTCCTGCTGAGCTACCAGCTCTTCCAGGTCGCTCGGGAGTTTCGTGTTGTCCACAAACGGCGTGACATCCACGGCCGGACGGGACTCGACCATCACCTCCGCCTCCACCGGCCGCTTCACTTTGGGCGGCGCGGGCGGAGCGGGTTCCGGCTTCTTGCCACGCGCAGCCTTGGCGGGTTTGGCCGCCTTGGCCGTGGCCTGCTGCTTGGCTTCGAAGCGATCCAGCGCCGCCGTGGCGGCCTCGACATCCAGTTTGCCTTCGGCGGTGGTGAGTTCACCTGTGGACATAGGTTCGTACTCCGGTGTGTGGTTAGTGCTGGCCCGACCAATCGCCGTAGCCGGCGTCGTTATCCCGCAGCCCCCGCAACTTCATGACCTCATTGCGGGCCTGCCGCGACTCCAGCAGGCAGTCGCCGCTGGCATCGTGATGCGCGCCGCTGATGCCATGCTGCTGATACCAGCGGTTGAACTCGGGTGCCTGCTGCGGATGGCAGCCCAAGGCCAGGGACCGCAGTGGCTGTGCGGCGCTGTAGGCCAGGTTCATCCGCGGTACGGCGAACACGCGGCTGCGTTTCTCGGTGGGGTCCGGTCGTTGGCGTCGGTCGTAGCGGCTCATGCGTTGGAGAGACTGTTCATCTGTTGGGGAGTCACCTGCCCGCCACCCAACAGCACCTGCTGCATGACGTGGCTGCGGTGTTCGGGCGTCCCGCCGGTGGGCACATTGCGCCGCACGTAATTGCGAGTGGTTTGAGCAGGCATGTGCTGCTCACCGGCGGGACCACCGCGGTCCATCGTGGGAGGCTGGGAGAACGTCACGATATGGGTCAGTTCCGGCATGTTCAGGACTTCGGCGTAGTGCCGCACCAGTTCCTGTACATCCAGCGTGCCGCCGCTCTGCGCGAGAATCGGATACAGGTTGACCAACTGGCCGATGACCCGTTCCATCTTCTGCGCCTGCTGCTCGGGCGGCTCGTAGACCATCGAGTACGGCTCGACCTCGAAGTTGTATTGCCAGAAGTCGCCTTCCCGCAGGTCCGGCGTCCAGTCGATGGAGAGCGTGGCGCCGCTGCCGGGCACCAGTTCCACGGTGTGCGGTATGGTCAGCGTCTGATCGGCCCACAGCAGGTGCCCGATGGCTTCCATCACCTCGGCCACGAAGACGTGGACGCGGTGCTGCATCTTGGCTTCTTTGCGGCTCGCGGCGCTGTAGATCATCTGCTCCTGACCGAGGGTCGGCGCCGTGGGACCGAGGCCCGCCATCGCCCGCAGGTTACCGGCCTGCCGGTCGAACAGGTCCAACACCCCAATGGAAAAAGCGAGGTTGGCCTGATCCACCCCGCCCATCTGAATCACGTTGATGCCCTGCGGATCCTGCACCTTGACCCAGTCGCCGTCATTGACCCGCTTGAGCCGCTCAGCATCTTCCACCGACTCCGGACGATACGTGGGGTTGGTCTTCTGCCGCTTGGCCTGGCGGGCCTGTTTGCGCATCAGGCCGTTGTAGAGCAGGTGCAGCCCCATCAGATTTTGCGCGGGGCTGGTGGGAATCACATTGTCCGGCACCTCGGCAAACGACAGCCACTTGTACGGCCCGCCTTCCGGTCCCGCCTCCACCACCTTCAGCGGCTTGCCCGGCACATGCCGGGACATGACCGCCACCTGCTCCAGGTCCGGCAGCCACACATCCATCAGGTCGCACATCGGCTCGTACTCGTCGTCATCGACCAGCGCGCCGGACGAAATCTGCTGGGCCTGCTCCTCACCCCGTTCCCACTTGCTCGATGGCGCCAGCAGCTTGACCACCGACTGGTCGTAATCTCCGTCGCTGGTGACGGCGGACCAGGGCACCCGATACTCGTCCCACATGAACTTGCACCGCCGCACGTCCTTGACGCTCATGTCCAGACCAAAGTCGTCAAACGACACGCGGCAACAGTAGGGGCGCCCCGGATCCGCCCAGACATCATCCAGCAGCTGGATGGACTGCCACTCGGCCAGAAAGACCTTGGCGATACCGCCGGTAAAGAACGCATCCAGCACGATCTGCTGCAGCGTCTCGCGGAAGTGGATCTCTTCGATGTAGTGGTTCAGGGCCTGCTGGTAGCGATAGCCGAAGGACCGCAACTGCACATGCGGCGTGGTGACGCGGACCCGCGGCGTGCGGGCCGCCAGCCCGATGGTGTAGGCGTCGGCGGTGATGTTCAGCAGGTTGACCAGCACTTCGAACTGGGCACCCTGCGTGTTGTAGTACGACCCGACGAACTCGCGCAGGATCTTCAGCCGGTTCTGTCGGAACGGCCGCAGGGCTTGGCGGCTGGCATCAATCGCGCTGTAGAGACGATGGAGGTCCTGCGTGTTGCCCAGGTCGATCACCTCGGCATCCCTCCCTGAAAAACGGGCTGGCCAGACCAACAAAAAAACCGACAAAGCAGTGAAGCAGCACTGCTTTGCCGGCGTCGTATCTGGCCATTGCCGGGGAGCTACCCCGTCAATTTGCCCTGTAAATTGTCACTAAGGGCGTTCCTTCCGCCCTTCTACCCCCAGTCATCGCCTAATCCTAATCCGACCGGGGCAAAAATGTCAAGGCGCGCGTCGTCCCAGGGATCCCCCAGAGGGACCAGTTGCTGATCGTGTTCTTTGAGTCGCGCGGCCATCGAACCCGGCGGCGCCAGGATTTCCCGTTCTTCGGCCTCCGGGGTCAGCAGCGGCTGTTCGGCACAGACGTGCCACGCCAGGCAGGCGGCGATCACCCGGTCGCCGTGCGCGCGTCCCTTGGCTGATTCGTCGTCCGTCTTGGTGCTGCCGACGTGAATGATCTTGCCGTTCTTCCAGCTGTATTCGTTCAGCTCTGCCAGCATCTCCTTGCTGCGGGGCACAAACGCCCGCTGCGCCAGCGCCCCCTGGAGCGTCTCGAACAGCTTCAGCTTGACATCGTCATCCTTGACCCAGAACCCGTACTTCTGCGTCAGCCGCTTGAAGCCGGTCACCTCCGTGCTGCGCCGCCAGACGCTGGCGTAGCCCAGCGTCTCGATGACCGTGGCGATAAAGGCGCTGGCGTAGTTGGCCTCGGGGATCACAACGGCCTGATGGAACCACCGCGCCAGCGCCACCACCACGTGCGCGAACCGCTGCTGCGGATACGTGTTGCTGGCCCACTCCGCCACCTGCTGTCCAGTCAGGCGGTCGATCACGAAGGCCGCGCTGTTGCTGCTGAAGTCGTTGCCGGTCCCGGCGCTGACATCCACGCCGATCACATACAACCCCACCGGCACCTGCCCCCGCACATCCAGCGGCACCCATAGCTTCATCTCGCCTTCGTCCTGATCGACCAGGAACGGTTCCCGCACCTCGGCC